TACCTCGGCCAAGCATTAGTTCTTTAGATACTATATATGGTGTGAGTGAGGTAAGTATCCTCATAGACATGCAAGATAGCATAAATAAAATACTTACTAAGGTTGAGGATAAGATACTTAAGTCAGGCACAGTAGTAACTAAGCCTTTCCGAATGAAAATGAATACTGATGATGAGACTTTTAAGGTAATGGGGGTTAAGACTGCCGAGGAAGCAGCAATGGTCCAAATAAAGCAGATTATTGCGGATGCTTCTCAGGACATGGTGACAGCACAGTTGTTTTATGAGAGTGCTCGTTCAAGTTCTGGTGTGACAGAAAGCTTCCAGGGTAAAGTTGATAATACTGCTACTTCTGGTCGAGCAAAAGAGATAAGTGCTATGCAGTCAGCTGGTAGATTAGAGAGTCTGCGAGTGATGAAGTCAGCTGCGTTTGCAGGTGTATATGAATTAGTGTTGAAATACTTATTAGCGTTTAGTGATGAGACTCGCAGGTTTGTTAAGATACTACCGGATGGTGAGCAAGAAGAGATGTTATGGAATAAGTATATGTTCTTGCGCAAAGATAGTCGAGGTAAGTTGTATTATGCTGATGATTTTGCATATAGCACAGACCCTGCTGCTACTTTGAGTAATAATAGAGTACAGATGTGGCAAGAGACAATGCAGCAATTTATTTCTGGCACTATGGGTGACCCGAGCGACCCACGCACATTACAATTATTCTGGAATGTGATGCACAGTATGCAATATCCTCTGGCTAAGTTAGTGTTAGCCGGAATTGAGGCAAACTCACAGCATTTGCCCCCTGAGCTAGAACAAGCATTGTTGCAGAACCCGGAGATAATAGAGATGGCAGCTGCGTTAGTAGAAGGCCAAGGCGAGCAACGTGGTGGGGCTAGACCTAACAGCGGTCCTGAGGGCAATGCGTTTACTCATGCCGCGAATGTAGAGCGTACTAATATGCGTAATGCTGGAGAAACTGAAAGAAGTGGTGACACACAACAAGCTGTATTAGGCGGAGGTAATGTGTGAAACTCTTAGGTAATGAGGTATACATTAAGCAAGGTGAGGTATGGCCTGTAGACTTTGAGGTATTAAGTAAAGACGGTACTCCTTTTATGTTGCCGGCTCCTATTAGAAATCCTTATGTCGTAGTGACTCTTACGTCTTCTAGATATGAGCAACAAGATAGGTTTGTAAGAAATTGGTGGTTAGACTTAAGCGGTATTAAAGCATTTTTCAGAAGTGAGCCGTTATATGTATCAGCATTTGACGTAGATACTATCTTACAAGAGTATCCAGAATTAACGACTGACTCCTCTGACGAGTTAAATTATATATGTAATTATTTGTTTTATACCAGAGATAGTCAGAATAAAAAAGTGTACAGTTTTGTAGAGATAATAATGCTACCGAGATGGGAAGGATATAATTTTAGAATTGTAACTACTCTTGATGTGTCTGATTTATTAGAGCAAACTTATTTGTATGATGTGAAAATAGTTGCAGGTGAGAGGGTGCAAGAACATATTTATGACTCTATAATAGAGGAAGATATACCTGTACCACCTTGGAGTATGCAACAGGCCTTAGAATATGTTGAGTTTGTACATCCGAGTAAAAGAGATATATTAAGAGAGTTAGTGCAAAAAAATGTACCATTAATGCCAGAGTATGATTTAGAATTACCTATATTAACTCAGTACAAACTCAACATAAGCACAGATTTGCAGCGAGGATAGTAATGGAAAATATAGTACAATCATTAACGACACCTACTAATCCTTCAATAGATAAAGTCAACCAGAAAGACAGGTACTTTTTATTTGCACCAAATGCTGGGTTTAGCCAAGCTGGTATGGCACAATTTGACTCAAATGACTTTGACATTAACCTAAATGGAGTTGTATCTATTAATCCAGAGTATAGTAGATATTTTTATCCTAAATATAATGCGTTAGATTTGCCTGATGGAATAGTGTTTAACATAGATGGTCCTAAAACACCTAATGCATATTATTATAATGTGACTAAGTCTGTAGTTATAGGATATAACTCAAATGAAGCGCCTATCTATAAAGGAGTAACCGGTGCATTATTTGTAGCAGTATCGGCATGGGCCACAGATATAGAGTATACTTTGACTGAAACATTTATGGCTGATGGTGGTATATGGGGTCGTAAGATAAAAATAGAAGATGGACAAGTTGTTGAGGTAACACCATTCTCTTTGTTACGTGGCCCACGAGGCCCACAAGGAGAGAGAGGTCTTCAAGGCATACAGGGCATTCAAGGTCCACAAGGAGAGACAGGTCCCCAGGGTAAAATAGGGTTAACAGGACCGAAAGGTGACCGCGGAGAAAAAGGACCACAAGGTATACCAGGTCCTCAAGGTATACCAGGTCCTCAAGGTGATAGAGGCCCACAAGGTCCTCAAGGTACTCCAGGTTTAACTGGCCCACAAGGTTTACAGGGTCCACAAGGTGAGAGAGGACTCAGAGGCTTAACTGGTCCACAAGGAGAGATAGGTTTAACTGGACCACAAGGTATACAAGGAGAGATTGGACCACAAGGCGAGATAGGTCCTCAAGGTCCACAAGGAGAGATTGGACCACAAGGCGAGATAGGTCCTCAAGGTCCACAAGGAGAGATAGGTCCTCAAGGTCCGCAGGGAGATAGAGGTCCAATAGGTTTAACAGGACCACAAGGAGAAATAGGTCCTCAGGGTATACAAGGACCACAAGGGATTGAGGGTCCTATTGCAGGACTCCTTGGTGTGTTCGCAGTAGAAGTAACATTATATCAGAACCAATGGGCAGACAATGAGCAAACTGTAGAGATTGAGAAGTTATTAGTAAGAAGTGTGATTTGGCCATATCCTGACACTGATGACTGTGAGGAATATGCTAATGCGGGAATTAAGTGTGCAAGGCAAACCACTGGCACATTAACATTTACTTGTGAAACATTACCCTCAAAAGATATACAGGTACGTGTTGTAGTAGCTATTCCTGCAGAGATAGAAGTGTTACCTGACAATATAGCTGAGGAGTTAGCTCCTGTAGCTTGGAGTGGACAATTTAGTGACTTATCTGGTATTGAGGATATTCCTACTTTACCAATAAATTATAATCAAATAGCGAGTTTATTCTCGCAAGGAGAGTGAAGATGGCAAACAATTATTTAGATTTCACAGGTTTAACTACTTATGATACGAAGTTAAAAACTTATTTATTACAGGCATACGCCGCAATAACTGACATAGTTGATAACCTAACAAGTAACGCAACAGGAAAAGCACTAAGCGCTAATCAAGGACGGATACTGAAAGGGATAATTGACGGGCAAGAATTCGCAAAAGACTTTGCGACAATATCCGCTTTAGTTAGTTACTTAAATACCGCACCCAAAACAGAGTTTAGACGAAGTTTTAACTTCCTAATTGTAGCAACAGGTGTACCAGACTTCTGGGTCACAAGTGTAGAAAACACTTCTATACCATATACCTATACGACTGATGACGATTTAATCACAGCCATAATGACAGCACCTGTTCAAATTGGCTATTACAAGATTAGCATTTTAGAAACAAGAAAAGTTGACTTAATCGATTATGTAAAGGATACACGCACGATTGCAGGATTAAACTTAAAAGCCGACATAACTAAAGCAGCATTATTATTGGCATTAAATGTAGCAGACGGTGCAGATGTAACGCCAGGAGTTTTTAGCACTTTACTTGATGGACTTGTACCTAAGTCAGGGGCAAATACTACTAAGTTTTTAAGGGGTGACGGCAATTGGGAAACTCCAGCAAATGATAACACCTGGAAGGCTAACTCAAGTTCAAGCGAGGGTTATGTAACAAGCGGTGCAGGACAAGCAAACAAAGTATGGAAAACTGACGCAAGCGGCAACCCAGCTTGGCGTGATGATGTTGGTACTGACACAAAAAATACAGCCGGTACAACTGACAAAAAAGCCACCAAACTATTTTTAGTAGGAGCCGAAAGCCAAGGAGCAAATCCACAAACATTTTCTAATGCTTATGTGTACATAGGTACAGATAATAGATTGTATAGTTATGGGGCAACAGCAGCAGAAAAGTTATTAGTTGGTAGTGACATTGGTTCAATCACAGAAACCGAGATAAACAGCTTATTTGCATAAGGAGTAACAAGTGGCTAAATATTTAGATTTTGAAGGATTAACTAAATATGACACTAAACTAAAAGAGTACATAGAAGATGGCTCTAGTCCTTTCCATAAAGCCGAAAAAACTCTTTTAACTTCAGCGTGGAATGATAAATCCCTCACTTTAACCGTTGACGGCATAAACGCGGGGAGTTATATTTCTTACAAACCAACTCCAGCAAGCAGAAAAGATTTCATAGAAGCGGAGATATTTGCAGTATCTCAAGGTACAGACAGCATCGCTTTTGAATGCGAGAACGAACCAACAAGCGATATAGATATATCTTTAGTGTTTACAAGCCCCCTCATTTGGGGATGGGAGAACATTATAACGCAGGACATGACAACCAGAACTGGCGGATCGCATGTATTACCACCGTTGCCTATCAAGGAAGATTGCACAATATATGTAACTTTTGATGAAAGTGACCCGTATTTTCTAGGAGGGGCCGGAGGAGAATGGGGCAGTTCAATAGAGGTATGGGCGAAGACGGGACTAGATATAAGTTACGTAAGTATTTCAGGAGCTCGACTTTATCCTAATAGCGAAGACTATTATGAATACACGGAAGAAAAAATTGTAGGTGAACCTAGCGATAAGCTTATTTTGCACGTGAGAAATAGTGAGAGCTTGTCTTTTACTATTTTAACACAAGAAGGAATAGAAGTAACGAAAGGCGATGCGATAATTTTTTATGTTAATCTGTGGGCAAATATGAAAGCTCCGTTAAAAGTCATATTTAGAGAAAATTCTTTGAGCGGCGAGGAAATATTTAGTTATTATATCTACGATTTTAAGCCTTTACTACGAATTGAAAGGCATCTTTTACGGGGAGGCTTTATAGAATGACTAAAAACTACCTAGATTTCGCAGGCTTGCAA